CTTACAGCTAAATAACGCATAGGACTTGGAGTTCCAAGTATACCTTGCATTTTAGCTTTTGCAGAATCATATTGATCCTGAAAAAATAGTTCATGTTTGTTTTTGTTCATGTTTGCAAAAAAGTCTGCAGCAGGTGAGCTATCAGGTCTATCCATTCCTGATACAATATAAGGTGCATCAGGTGCTAAGTTTCTCATGATCTCTCGATCATTTTGCATTCTTGTTCTTTCACCACTACCTAATAAACCACCAGAATCTGTACCTGGCCCTGCATATTTATAAGTACCATAGTCAGTAGTTAAATATTCTCCTACATTTCTACCAGCTGCAGTAAGAAAAGCTAATACTGGAGAAAGTTTAAGTGCAGGATTTTGTGTAACTACATTATTATAATGTTCTTTAAATGTAAGGTTTACAGTGCCTTTACCTGCTCTACCATATGGTTCATATTTAACACCTTCTGTACCATAGTATTTATTAAGATCTTTATTGAATTGCTCATATTCTTCTTTAGACATTTTTGTATCAACAACGTCTTTACTTTTTTTTGCATTTTCTTTTTGTGTTTGTTTAAAATGATCTTTATCAGGTGCATCATATTCATCATCTGAATCTGCAAAACCACCACTTTCAAACTTTCCAGTTTGTGGATTTATTCCTGCATCAAATGGAGTTACTCCAGCATAGCTAGTATCATTAGCAGCAAAACCTGCATCTGATCCTTCGTATCCTCTAGTAGATCCTGTTCTTGTATCAGAGTAAGTGCTTATACCTTGTTCTTTAGATAATGCAGCTTCCATTCCAGAAACTTGCATATCATTTCCACTACCTGAATCTGAAGATGATCCTCCTCCACCTGACATTTATACTCCTATAAAATAGCTAATATAACAATTACAGCAATAATAGCTATTGCTTCTTTTTTATGTTCTTTAATAATATGTGGTATATGTTCTTTTAGTTTCATTATAATAGTCCTCCTAATAATCCAAATCCTGCTCCTAACGCAGCTCCCATTCCTCCAGTAGCTCCTAACATAGGTGCTAATGCAGCTCCTGACATAGCTCCACCTGCAGCCATAGTAACTGGATTTGCTTTAGGTGGTGTTATAGCAGATGATTCTCTTGGCAATCCAAAAGCTATAGGTGCAGCAACATTATAATATTGTTGCAATGCAGCCATTGGAGCCATTTGTTGTTGTCTTTGAATATCTTCTAATTGTCCTCCAACAGCAGTTAAACTTGGTACTTGTTGTGCTGTAGATAACTGTCTAGCTCTTTCTCTTTCTAATTGTCCAAATGCGTATGGTAATGCTTTATCTGCAACTTGACCAACTACTTGGCTTTGCATCATAGGTGATCCAGGTGTTCTTCCTGCACCACTAAACTGACCAGCAACATTTGAATATATATCAGAAGCAGCTTGACTAATCAAAGGAGATAAAAAAGGATTAGTGTACTGTCCTTGTATAGTATTTAAAATCTGTTGATTGGCAGCTTGTGCAATTTGTTCTTGCGAAGCTAAGCCTTGTAAAGTTTGTTGCGTAGGTGGTACATAACCAGCAGCAGCTGGGCCTTGACCATATATAGTTCCTGCTTCAGATAATATCTGATTTAATGCAGGTTCTGCAGGTGCGTATGGTTGAGTTTGAACAGTACTTGTTCCACTTCCTCCTCCTCCAAATGACATATTTATTTCTCCTTATGTTTTTCTAATAATACATGACTTTCTTTAAAACCAAATGGTTTAAGTACACGTTTCCATCCTGGTCGTGCAACTAACTCTAATAAATCACAGTTGTTTTGCCAAGCAAAATTTTCAATGTGTTTTATTAAATGTTGCCATTTTTCACGATGTTTACCTGTCATGATTTTAATATTTAAACATCGTTGTAATGGTCTTTGTATAATTTCTGTAACTACAATGCCATATAATCTTTGATCTATATCAGCTTCTTTATCCCAAAGAAACCATAACTGCATTTTGTTTTCAGAAATCCATTGTTTAAAATGACTAGCATTAGCATAGTTATTTGAACTAGCCATTGCATCTGCAATCATAGTTTTGCATTGTCTCCAAACAATATCAATATTTTCTTTTGGTATTTGTACCAATTCAATCATGCAGACTTTTCGTCAAATATTTCTAAATAACTTACAATTCCAGCTATGTTATTTGCTGAAGCAGCTTCTAATTTTAAAGCATCTCCAGATTCTAAAACCATTGTACCTTTAACTAAGTTTTCTACAGTTTTTGATGCAAGTGATATATGAGCTACTTCATGCTCTGCATCAGAATCAGATGAATCTGTAGCAAAGGCTTCTACCTCTACAGTACCTGTATGAATATTAGTTACTTGAATAGATTTAATTAATGCAGTTCTATTTGTAGGACAAGTATAAACAGTTGTTTTGTTTGTCGTTGTCAGATCAAACATTGCATTTTTATATATGTTAGCCATTAGGTTTATCTGGGTAATCTATATTATTAACTTGTTCTACAGTAGTTAAACCATCTGTAATATTTCTTAACTCAGTTCTATATCTCATGTATGCTTGTCTTTGAACATTAGTTAGAGTTGTGTCAGGCAACTGAGTCCAATCAGAATCTTGCAAATCTCTATTTCTTTTGGATCTTAGTTCAACCATAGCTCTATCAAAAGCACCAGCTTCCCATGCTGCTTCTTCTGCTTGTCTAGCAGCTATTTCTTCTGGTGTTAGTTCTACCTGTATTCCATTTACTAATTTATGTGGCATAATAATCTCCTAATTTATTTTCACTAGCTATGCTAGTGCTTTATAATTTAATTAACTCCATATAGCAAGATTTCTCCACTATCTATGTTTCCGCTAGACATTTGAAATTTTATTCCTGTTATTGCATTGGTAGTGTTAAAATAACCAGCAGTATAAACATTAGAACTTAATGGCTGTTTTCCTACTGAATTAGTAGTTGCTAAAAAATGTTTTACAAAAACTGAACTTGCGGGGTTAAATAGTCTTAAAGTTCCAGACATACTCATATCATTATCTGTTCCGACACTATCAGTTTCGTTTAAATTTTGAAATGATGTTCCTTGTGCTTGGTCTCCACCTGTATTATATGATAATATAGCAAAAGTATCTGCTTCATCATGGTAAGCTGAAAAACTTGTTGATGTTACTGTTGTATTATAGTTGATTCCATCTGTTGTGGATTGAAAATGAGTATAAGCATTTGTACTAGGGTGTAAGTTGTTAAAATAAAAAACATATTCCTTATATGTACTATCAATCCCAGATGTAAAGCTAATAGAGGCAGAAGAACTAGCAGTTTGTTTTGAGATAAATACTAAATCTCCTGTGCCTACATTTCCTACACTTGTAATATTTTTAACTCCATTGTTTGATAGTTTTATAAGTGCCATTAGCTATCCTTTATTCCATATAGTTTTATTGTGCCAGAATCTGTATTCCCAGAATTAGTTTTAAATTGAAATCCATCTACAGCACTTGTTGTATTAAAATATCCAGCACATCTTGTATTCATAGAATAATTTGAACCATTAGAAAAATTAAAATTTGACATAAAGTGTTTTACAAATGTAGTAGAACTAGGATTGAAAATAAAAAGTTCTCCACTTGTGCTTTGATCATTGTCATTTCCATATTCTGCTAAAACTTGGAAAGAAGTAGATTGTGCTAAATCTTTTCCTGTTTGATACTCTAATGCTGTTCCTGTATCAGCTTCATCATGGTATGCTCTAAAAAAAGTTGATGTTATTGTTACACCATAAGAACTACCACCATTTGTAGAACCTTGAAACTGAAATTCTGTATTATCTGTTGCTGGGTGCATATTAATAAACTCAAACTTATAAATAGGATATGTGCTATCTATTCCTGTTGTAAATTCTATTGACGCAGAAGCACTAGCTGTTTGTTCAGAGATTAAAGTCATAGAGCCTGTAGTTAGACTTGCCATGCTGGTCACTGCACTGATACTATTGTTGTTGTGCTTAACTAAACTCACTATGCTACTCCATAAATTTTAATTGTTCCAGCATCTATGTTGCCAGATGACATTTTAAATTGAATAGCATCAACAGCAGATGTAGTGTTTCCATATCCAGCTATAAATAAATTATCAGTATAATCTGCAGATGTAGATTGATTTGTAGTAGAGATAAAATGTTTTACAAATGTAGTAGATGATGGATTAAAAATTTGCAAAGTTCCGCTACTAGATTGGTCATTATCAGAGCCAATGACATCTCCTAATATTTGAAATCCTGTACCTTGAGCTATATCATGTCCTGTTTGATAATCAAGAGCAGTAACACCATCAGCTTCATTATGAATAGTTCTAAAAGAAGTTGTAGTTTTTGTAACATTATAGTTTGAGCCACCATCTGTACTCATATTAAAAGTAAAATTTACACTATCAGTTGCTGGGTGTATGTTTATAAATTTAAAAATATAAGAATCATAAGTGCTATCAATATTACTTGTAAAATCTATTGTTG